ATTTCACAGACAGCCAACACCACCAATGAAGTGGTCGGTCTTATAGTTGACTTGCCTTCTACCGCTACTTTAGCGAACTTTCCCAAGTTAAAACAAACAGCAGGCACGATGATAGTAGAAGGGAAGCATTTTAGTAACTTTGATATTAACGGGAACGTAACCATACCAACGGATACCTATTACCCAACAAACTTCGCTTCTCAGAATCCTGATTTTAAGGTTCCTGTCTCTATATTCAACACAAATGCAAGTTTCGCATGGGCGGCTTGCACTAATGTCGATACGACCAAGTGTTTTTTCCAACGTAGTTATAGTTTTGTAACTAACTCAGCAGCGGGTACCATCACTATGACCATGCCCGCTAACGTTTTTTCAGTGGGTAGCACCACTGTTACTCGTTGGTCCCAAATCGAGTGGCAATGTTATGGTTCATTTAGGACGAATGCGATTATTACTGTTATTAATTAGTGTGTTTTGCAAGACTCATGCACAAAAAGATTGGCCGATTTAGTAAAATGAACCTAGCTGTATCACATGGACCAAACTGTGAAGAAAGTAGCACTCTACCGAATAGCTATAGGATGGGCAATGTTGTTCAGTCTTAATGCACTGGGAACGGCAATACTAGGGGCTATTGTGAATGTTGACTGGGCAAAACTTAACACGCAAGCGAAGTCGATTATTTTCATAACGACGTTCGTGAACTGGTCGGGAACGATGATGGCCTTTTTCTCACAAGCTGCAAAGAGGTTAGAAGAAGGTCAGTTGCCGATGAATGGTGGTAATGGGATTAAAGCTCCCGGAGACACGCAGATAATAACAAAAGAACAAATAGAGAAAGGAAAAGTATGAAAAAACTAGTGACAGTTATTGGGCTTTGCGCCACTCTTGTAGGAGCTAAAGCACAAACAACGAATGTTATCCACGTCTGGGAGGACTTCCTCTCCAATGCGACGACCAACATCATCATAGTGCCGTACGGCATCGCCTCGACCGACTTCAAGAAGTTCGGCGGCGGCGTGGCTATCGGGTACGAGCTGTCGCAGAACGTGGTCCCGTTCCTTCGTATCGAAAATTATAACGGTGACTTCTTTATGCCATCGGGGACGGTTCAGTTGCAAGTTCCGTTTCGTTTTGGTGGTTTCACAATAGTACCGCTCGCCTATACCGGGGTCGCCGTGCCACTCGACAACAGCCACGTGAACGACCCGGTGGTCGGGATAGTCGGGACCGGCGCTGCGATACGCCTTGGGGCCAAGCTCGACCTGTTGGCTTCGTACGAGGTCAGGACGTCCACCGGGAACCAGATATGCCTCGGGATCGGATGGAAGCCGAATGGCTGGTAGGATTCAATAATTGAATTTGACCTATGAAAAAGCTTTTAATCCTAGTGGCTTTTATGGCCATCTTGTCAACACAAGCAGGACCGCTGTTCCAGTTCTACTGGACCGACACGGACCTCAACGAGTGGAAGGCCATCAAGAACCCGGCCGTGGTCTACAGCCCGTCGCAGATATGCACCAACACCTGCAACAAGGTCGGCACCAACAACCGGACCAACAGCGCCGGAGTTTGGTTCTACATCTCTAACGGCTACCTGTACACCAACGGGGTCGCCTCGGTCCCACTCATATCGTCTAACGGGGACCACCTGCCGGCCAGCGGCTACTTCGGCTGGGACATCGACCACCAGGACAACGGCTGGCTCATGTGCCAAGCCAACGAGAGCGACCCCGACTACTACCTGTTCGAGGTCGACTTGGGCAACGGCTATTGCCTCTACTATTCCAAGGTTGGTCCTTGGGACTGTGGAGCGCCGATAGGTTGTCGCCAGAACAATATCAACGGGATGTATATTCATCAGTATCCATAAGAACACTGCTTACCCTTAAGTAAGCCATGCCCTACCTAACAGTAGAGAATTTTAAATTCGGCCTCGATACACGTCGGTCTGACTTAACGAGTCAGGCCGGCGTTTTAGCTGTTTGTGAAAATGCTCACATCAATCAAGGAGGTGAGGTGGAGAAGAGGAAAGCGTTCGTGTTATTTGCAGACGTCTCGATCTTGGATGGCAACGGTGATACAGGGACTTTCGGCATTGAGGACTCATCGACAAACGTTGTTGTTTTCGGTTCGGCTTTGCCGCACGGTTCGGGAGTGACATTAAGTCAACCAGTGCTTGCATCGAACATGCCAGCAGGCGTGACTTATCAACAACTTAAGCACCCTTTCGTAAATGGCGGTGGAACCTACGATAGAACGAAGCATCGAATGACGCAGGTTCGGTGTAGTTGTACGTATAAAGGGAACACGTTCGTGGTGGCAACATTTGTTGACGGGAACGTTTTTGAGTACAGTAATGGATCGTTGGTCAAACAATCGTCTTACGGCCTTTTCTTAAGTGGCTTCGCTATTGCAGACATTCAAGCTCAGCTTAGTGAGAACTTCGCTCTCTACGGCTGGCAATTCTTTGCCAATAGTGGATCGGCGAATTATTACAATTCTTTTGTTACCCCCACTAATACAACCAACCTACTTTATGGGGGTCCGGCAACTGCTACAACTTTTACAACCATAATAAGCGTTAGTAGTGCTTCCGGTGGTATTGGTGACCTTAAGGAGAATGGATCGGGTACCATTGCAACCCAACCATCTACAGCGGCTGTTACCATATCCGGGACGACCAACGATAATTTTACTATTCAAGCTCCAGCCTATCCCGGTTCTAATGAGTACGTCGCTTTGAACATTTCAGTTGCTTGGGGGACGGACAATCCAACAACGGCTACTGCTATTAAAAATGCGATTAACTCACGTACGGCGGTTACTGGGTTTTCAGCCACGGTTTCAACCAATGTGGTTACAGTCATAGCCCCTTTACCAACCTCAGGAGGTTCCTACAACCAAGGGGTTGCGGTATTAGTCAAAACCAATCTTGGCGGAACGACGCTTACGAATTTCAACTTCGGTAATGGAAATGGTCTTTTTACCGGCAACTATGGACAACAGGATTTAATGGGGATTGGTGGGACTTGGTTAGCAGGTGATACTTGGACCATTACAATTGTCCCTAGTTCGGGAAACGCCTTCACCGTCGGGAGAGGAAATCTTAACGGTATTGGTTTCAACTATGCCTTACCGTTTGGGAAACGTGTTATCCTTGGTGGTTCTTCTCAGTTCAATCTGTCAGGCATCGACGACCCTACGAAATGGGAACGTCAAGACACTGGAGCTAGTACAATCCCTTTCACGTCGAACTTTGGTGGTGTTGATACGGTTCAAAGTCTCGCTATCTACCAAGGAAGGTTGGCTGTTTTTGGGACGTACTCAATTCAGATATGGACCGGAAATGCTGACCCAACTCAATGGGCTTTGAATCAAACTCTCACAAACATTGGTACTGACGCACCGCAGAGTGTCCAAGCGTTTGGTGAACTCGACGTCTTCTTCCGCTCTCTTTCAGGTGTAAGAAGTTTGAGGGTTCGAGACTCGTCGTTGAATGGTTATGTCACGGATATAGGCTCTCCTATTGACGGCATCCTAACAATGAACACCGCGGCTCAACGTCAAGCCTCGATTTCCGTTATTGAACCAACAAATCATCGTTATTGGTTGTATGAGAATGGTGTGATTTACGTTCTAACCTACTTCCCTACATTGAAGATTTCTGCATGGTCAACATACCTTCCTCAGTATGACGCCACGTCTGTTATCACCATTGGCAACTTTAATGGTAGTGGTTTGGTCAACATTGACTCTCTTCTTACCCCTGGCACTACTTACACATGGGTACCAGATGGTCACGAGACGGACATTGTTATAGACGGGGTTTCTCATGTTGGTCCTACTACTTTCGTCTTTACTGCTCAGGCCATCACTGCAAGAGGGATAGCCTTAGCTACTAGCACGGCTATTTTGACTGGGCATTTACAAACTACCTTCACGCCCGAGAAGTTTCTAGTGCATGCGTCGCAGGTTTATGTTCGGGCTACGGATGGTAAAATTCATTATCTTGGTGGAAGCGGTGGCACAACGTATGATTTTTGCGTTGCGACGGTGGAGACACCGTGGCTTGATGTTAAGAGCAGGGTTGAGACCCGTAAAAACTCAACATCCGTGGGAAATGTGATAACTGGAACGTGGGACATGTATGCCTCGATGGACTATAGAACGGGGAATAGTACATTGAAGTTGAAGAAACTTGGTGACGGTATTGATACACCTGATCAGGGGGTTCTACCGTATACAGCACAAGGCACCCACATCAAGATGCAGATGAAGACGTCGGCTGTGAAAGCCGAAGCTGCGGTCTTGAGTGCTATGGTTTGGCACTACACCGATGGAGGGGAGAAGCGATGACAGGGCCGATTATAAGTCCGACGAAGGAAGAAGACTTGGCAGAACTCCACAAAATGGCGTTAGCCGACCACCATTCAGTGATTCTTCCTTCTCACACTGTGAAGAAAGGAAACCAAATCATTGGTTGTCTTAGCATCGCACAAGCACCGATGGTTCTCGTGTACATGAACACCGAACGCTCGGTGGCGATTGACTCCTATTGTGTCAGCAACCTCTTTGAAAACCTTCTGGCGGCGCACGGTTCGAAGTCGATTTGTGTTCCTTGTCATGTTAAATCACCCTTGCGACCGTATATGGAGTCGGTCGGCTATAAAGCGTATGGAACACACGACATCATGATAAAGGACTTGTAATGGGAACTCAATCAAATTCAGGTGACATAGCGGCTGCTCAAGAGCGTGATAGGCAGAACCTTATTAAAGGAGGTTTGGCACAGATCAACTCCATTTTTAGTGGAGGAACCTATGGTGTTAATCCTGCGACTGGCTTTAGTCGTCGTAACATGGGGCAGCTTTATGATCCGTCGGGATTCGCCATTGGAACAGCGACGACTTCCAACGATCCCGAGTTCGCGTATTGGTTAAAAACACATCCGGGCGTGACAAAAGCGACGACTAATCGCAGTGCGTTAGGAAATGCGTTCTACCACATGGGACAAGTTGGCGCACCGGGATCACAAGCGGTTGGTGCTTTTGGTGGTTTAAATCCTTTCAACCCTTTTGGCTTTGGGGAGAGTAGGAAAACCTATTCGCCCAATGATGTTCGCGCTTTATATGGTAAGTGGCTTGACCGCACCGGGCAACTCTTTACAGGCACCGCGACAAGTCCGGGCTTTGGACCGGACTTCTATAACAAGCGGACGCAGGATTACATAAACTACGCCCTACCCCAAGAACAGGAGCAAGCAAAGAGTGCACAGGACCAACTTACGTTCAAACTAGCGAATCAAGGATTGACGGGTTCGACAGCAGGTGATACGTTGAATCTCTCATTGTTGAACGAGATAAACCGTCAAGCTACGGGGGTTGCTTCGACGGGAGTGCAACAAGCACAGGATTTGCAAAGACAAATCGAGCAGCAACGTTCGAATCTTGTATCACAACTTGAAGCTAGTGCTGATCCAGCGTCGGCTTCTCAACAGGCGTTGGCGACAGCAGCATCGTACTCGGCACCTTCGGTCTTCCAACCCATTGGAAATCTTTTTGGTAACTGGGCGAACACATATTTAGCATCACAGATACCTACGACTAATCCGTCGTTGTTGCCATATTTGTATGGTTTAGGTTCAACAAGAACATCATCCCCGTCGTTTATGCCAAGTAACACCGTACAAGGAGGTTCCTAATGGGACTCGAAGAAATCGCATTAGTCGGTTTGGCGTTGAGTGCCGCTGGCACAGGGGCAGAGGTTTATAGTGCGGATGCTACTCAACGTCGTGAGAACAAGGCTGCTGAACAGGAGTTGGCAAGACAAAAGGGTTATAGGAAAGAGGCGATAAAGACGTTTGAGCAGAATTTGGGACAATCAAGTCCTGCTGTTCAACAACAGCAACAAGACCTTGGGGCGCAAAGGTTATTACAGGCTGCTTCACAGACCAATAAAGCTACCGCCACGGCTACACCGACGTCCGTTGCTGGTGGACCTTCGGAGATGGTGCAGAAAGAGGCTGCTGGATTGGGACAGCAACACACACAACAACTTGCGACGTATCAAGGGATGGATGAGTTTATGCTGAGGCAGTGGATTAACAATCTTCGCACGCAAAACCAACTTCGTGTCATCGCTGATATGGCTAGGGGGAGTGCTGGGACGTTGCCTTTAGTGCTAAACCAAGCAGCACAAAGCCAAGCAGGGACGCGAGTCTTGGGGCAAGGGTTGGGAGCGTTGGGGAATGTGATTGGGACTTACGGTGCCACGAGACCCAAGAAGTCGGCGGTGCCGACGTACGCTTTACCTATGCTCGGTACGGGTGGTAACTTAAGCGAATACTAAGTTTTATGCCAATTATAGGAAGTAATCCTTATGATGTAGGCAACACCTTTGGTGGTGTTGGTGACATGCTTGGCTCTGCGATATTGCGTGGGGCGATGATGCGTCAACAGGCAGCGCAGAGACAGCAAGATTTAATGTTAGAGATACGGAGGCTTCAGTTGGAGAGTGAGAGAGGAGAGCGTGAGGCTGAGTCCGCGAGGTCATTGGATAAGTACAGGACGGCAGAAACAGGCTTTCGTGAGAAGGAATCCAATATTGCTGAACGGAAGCAGAAACAGAGTGAAGACGAGGACATGGCTCGACGGATGTTTGCGAGGTCACAGAGGGTGAAGGGGTTGCCGCCGTTGCCTGAGGATTTTGGTGCACCGACCATGAAAGGAACTCAAGACTATGAAGCTCAAAAACGAATGGCAGAGGAACAAGAAGGCATCGCAAGGCTATCCGTGGACCCTAACAAGGCTGTGGACACAATCAATAGTCTCATCGCACAACGTGCTCTTGGCAGTAATCCGTTGTTACAAGCGATACAAGCAACAGGGATGGGATTACACAACATCCCGACGGGAGCGTCGGCGGTTGGGCCTTTAGCGGGACCGACGGTGGCGGAAGGACCGCCGAGGGTGATACCGGGACAGACGTTGAGTCCTAATGTGGCTGGAAACATGTTGGAGAAGTTGCTCACTGGAGGATCGTTCGCAACTCAAGATGCTGCTATGCAAGACCCGATGGTGGTGGGACTTCGTAACCTCATCCTACATTCGCTTGGGACGAATGTCCCACCAAGCGAGGCACAAGGTACTGTAAATAGACCTAAAACTAAACCTGAGTATGATGCTTTGCCTTCCGGTTCTATTTACATAGATACTGATGGTCAAACCAAGAGGAAAAAATAATGCCGTTTGGGGTTAACGACGAGGTAGTTGCCAAGCCTTTTGGCACGAATGATGAGGTTGTAAGTGGGATTCAAACATTGAATCCTACCCAGCCGAGCTTTGGTCGTCGGGTGTTGAATGTCTTGAATGCACCGACACCGGAGCCTATTCAACGGTTTCTGGACAATCCTCTTGTTCGGCTTCCTAGGGTTGACATAAACGATCCTCGTATCAATGTCACCGAAGGTGGTGCTGGTTTCTTTAACAAAATGGCCGAGGACGTTGAAGGGTTGACAACACTTCCCAATGTCGCGGCGACGGTGTTGTCAGGGGGTGAGAATATACTAGCTCGGTTTCTACGTCCTGCTTTGCTGTCCTTATTCGGGACCAAAGCGGTATCGGAACAACTTCCACAGGCAGTCGGTCAAGCAAGTGTCGTTCTAGACCCAAGGAATGCACCTTCCTTCACTTCGGCTGAGAAGGGTGCATCGTTAGGAGGTACGGTAGATGCAGCGTTGATGAGTGCCTTACTCGCACCTCATCTTGCTCCTATGGGTTCGCTAAGGGCACCACCCCAAGGACCGACCGGAGTGCCTCCTACACGGTTCACCCCTAATATGGAACTATTAAGACAAGGATTGACCCCTCAGGATATACAGGAAATGGGGAAAGCCGTTCCGGCGGAACGTCAACTCATGTCCGAGGATCAGGCTCAGTCTGTAGTGGATAGGATGCTACAAAATGCCGTGCAGAGGGCGATACAGGAACGCTCATATAGTTTGGAAGGCCGTCCCGTGAGGGGAGAAAGACTCCGGTTACCGGGAGAAGCAATGCCACCGGAGAGACAACTTACCTACGGTGGACCCCCACCGGAACCGACACCGACAGTCGTGCAAAGACCACAAGGTGAGGGACAGCCGATTTTCAGGATGGGACCACAGGTTGACCCATCTAGGCTATTGGCCGAGAGAAGTGTGGTGCCAGAGAGACAAATAGCTCCTGAGGCACCGTTGAATTGGCCTGATAGACCACCCGGAACGGGTGAAGGTAAAGAGATTAGAGAGGGTTTCGGTAGCATGGTGAGGTTACAGGGCATTCGTCCTGCGGTGAGGACGATGGATGGGAAGGTTCACATAGGGAACCAAGGCGATGTCCATAATGACATCATCAAACGTGACAAAATTGAACCCACGAATCTTGATAGACGGATGTTTGTTGATGCTACGGGGGTAGAAATAAGTCGAGAACGACTCGCCCAAATGGGGGTGCCTGAGACGGGTGCCGTACCCGGTGCTCATGCTGATGAGTTGGCGAGACAACAGGAGAAAGGAAAGACAAGTGAAACACAAGGGCAAGCCCAAGAAAAAGGGACGCAGAGGGTACTAGAACGTCCTACGGGAAAAGGACTTCAGCTTAAGGCCACGGAAGCACAACGGCGACAGAGAGCGCAAGAAGGTGCTATAAACCTCCAAGGTCCGGCTGAAGTCCTTGCTTCGTTTAAGGCGAAGCTGGTGGATGGGACACAAGTAGTCAATCGTTTACGCAATAAACTCCATCCCGATGAGTGGAAGATATATGAGGACATGGGCATCGTAGGTGCCTTCGGTGGCAAGAAGGTCGATCCTAAGGAGGTCGCAACGTGGATGCAGGATAATGGACCGAAGGTGGAGGTGAGGGAGTTGGGGGCGGAAGGGGGTTCAACACCTGAGGAACAACAAGCAGCCCGGCTTCGTCATAGTTGGTATGACCTACTTGAGCAAAAGTCACAATCCATCGCTGATGGGTATGTTAACAACATTAATCATCCTGACATTCAGTACAAAATTCTTCAAGACTTTGCGAAGGAAAACGGGTTAACAGAACCCCAAGCAAAAAGCGAACTAGATAAGTGGGTTCAGTATCGTGATATAAGTCGTAGAGGCAACGAATCCGCAACCGCCCGTTACACGATGGTGAATCCGAAGCCGTTGGCGGAAATGCCCGGTGCGGTGGATTTGTTGGTTCGATTGCCAACTCAAGAGCATCCTTTAGGGGGTAATGTTAATCCTAAATACTCCTCCCCCCACTACCCCACCGAAGGCAAGAACCTTGTCGCCCACGTACGTGGTTATATGGAGACAACGCCCGATGGCAAGAAGGTCTTTCATGTCTTCGAGGTGCAGAGTGATTGGGCGCAGCAGGTTCGTGAGTCTAAAGAACGATTTCGTGGTAATTACCCGGAATCACCAGAGTCTGAAAGAGAGCGATTAATGGGTAGTCGCTTTGGTCCTCCTGACCACCCCCTCCTCCGCCACTACGAACGTCTCGCCTTGAAAGCCGCGATAGAACATGCCAAGAAGAACGGTGCCGATGCTATAGCGTTGTCGGATGCGGAGACCGCGATGATGACGGAGGGGCATGATTTAGTAGCAAATAGAGTCAATGTTGAAGGAGCGCAAACGGAATACTTTGATGATGATTTTGAAGCACAGCAACGCGTAGATGAACTTGCACGTGAGGGTATAGACGCTGAAGTAGGTGAAGGGAACGAGCAGGGTTATCCTGTTACTTGGCTTGAGTCTGGTGGCTATGACATACCTCAAGAACCCGGAATGCGTCTCCACTACGACCAGACGCTTCCCAAGATACTGAAGGAGCTTACAGGGAGTGAAGGGGAGAGAGTGAGTTTTGGGGAACATCAGAATGCGTTTGAGCAGGGAACTGATTATGTAACACTTAGAAACCCGGAAACAGGTGAAGAGATTAGTCCTACTTATGCTGATGCTGAGCGTGAAAGGGCTAGGGGTTTTACAGAAGTGGTTCAAGGTGAATTATACTCCACAGCTCGTCAACGAAAACGCTCCAACCTCATCTTCCGCGAACCTTCGGGTGAACCCAAGACCTCTATCACCGCTCGGATGTATCCCTTGAAGGATGTGGGGACGGATTTCACAATGTTTGGGAAGGACCGGCCAAAGGCGGCGGAATCCAAACCCCAAGGCTTACAACTCAAACCCACGCCAGAGCAACTCAAGCGGAGAGGTCAGGAAGGTGCTATTAACGTCGAGGCTATCCGTGACAAGTTCAAACAATGGCTCGACTCAGGAAAGAGTGCTTTGGACCGTCCGATAGGGTGGTCACCCGATCAAGTGAAGAACAAGGCGGAACGGGCGAAGATTATCCTGTCAAACCCGAGGGCGAAACCGTTGGAGTCGAGAGAGCAGTTTAGAGCACAGCCCGGAGAGACGACGTCAGTCAGACAGACGGTGGTGAACAAGGTGAGGTCCGCACAAGACGCAGCAGGCAAGGTCGATAAGATGTTGCTTCCTATTGACGTTATCATCGACGACCTCGACGGTGGGAAGGCGGACTACAAGGGACCGTTGATGCAACAGGTTCGGTGGACGTTGGATGATGATTTCAACAATGAATTAGGAATGAGAGAATCCTTGACGGACCCAGTAGTAAAACTCGTCAAGGAAGGCAAACTTAACAAGAAGAACTCCGAACGTATCGCCGTCTATGCTGAGGCACAACAGGAAGGCGGTCGTCAACGCATGGTTGATTCTGGTGTTTCTCCCGCGAAGATCGACCAGATTCTTAAGAGCATGACGCCACAGGAGCTTTCTGTCTATCGAGAGATGAGGAAACAACTTGATGGAAAGCTCGCAGCGGTGCAGAAGTTGGCCAAAGACTTGTACGGAACAGTTGTGAATCCTGTCAAGAATTACTTCCCTCGTCAACGTCAGTGGGAGTTGTATGAACCCGAGGCAGAACAGATTGCGGGACCGAGACAGGCGGGAGAAGCGACACCCGACTTCACATCGTGGCGGGAGTTGAATCAGGACTACACGCAACGTGGCACCAAGGCCGAGCAGGGGTTCACGGTGCAACGTAAACCCAAGGCCAAGACGCCGATCAAGTTGGATGCTTTCACGGTTTATGACCGTCACATGAAGGACGTCGCTCATTTTCTGTCGATGCAGAAGAACCTCAAGGAGATCGGGGAGATTGTTAGGAGTGACGACTTCAAGGATAAATATGGAGACCGAGGGCAAAAGCAGTTGGTTGACTGGTTGAACGTGGTGGCGAAGCAAGGTCGTTACAAAAGGAATGCCGTTCTCGACACGGTTCGTCGTAACGTCGCCCGTGGTATCATAGCCTTCCGTATCCCATCGCAGCTAGTCCACTTGTCGAATGTGCCCTTGGCAATGGAGCGTGCAGGTCCTGTGTGGTACGGACGAGGTCAGGAAGCCTTGTTCACAGACGAGGGGCAAGCGTTCCTTAAACAGCACTTTCGTGAGGTGTTTGAAAGAGGTGGCGGTGAAGAAGCATTACAGGAAGCTACACGTGGTCCCATCACGAAGGCAGGTTTCTGGCTCCAGCGTGAGATGGACCGCATCAACGCCCAAGCCACCGTGCTTGGTGTTTACATGCGTCGCTTGCAGGAAAAGGGACTGGACCCACAGCAATATGACACGTTGCCTGTTGATAAAGACGCAGTACGAGAGGCTCGGGTTCTGGCACGACGTGCCGTTGCTTCACCGCTGTACAAAGATGTACCTTTGGCGCTTACCAAGGGTGGCTCGGGTGCTAAGTTTTTCTTCCAGTTTCAGAATACGTTTCTGGATCAGTGGTCGAACATTCGTTACGATTTGGTGCAAGCTGGTTTGGGCAAGACATTGTTGAACAATCCGAAGCTCGTTAGTAGGATGGCCTTGGCCGTGACGTTGATGGCCTTGACGGAGACAGGAATTAAGTATGGTTACACCGAAGCAAAGCACTCTATCACGGGACGTCATCCAAAGGATGAGGAAACGTTCTCGGGCAAGTTGTTACATGAGGCGTTGCGCCGTATTCCTGGTATGGGGCAACTTATGTCGGCGATTGAGTATGGAGAGACAGGAGTGCCCGGTGCGGACGTGGCGAAGGAAGTTATTGGGTCGGGGAAGAAGGCTGTACAGGCTGAGAGTAAGGGTGAACGGCTGTTGGCTGCCGAGAAAGTATTAACTTCGGTAATGGAGTTAGGTGGAGTTCCCGGTGCGTCTCAAGCCGGAGAGGTAGCACAAGAATACACTAAGGCTCAGGTTTACAAGTCGCACCAGAAACGGCTTGAGGATTTGACTGGTAAGCCAGTGAATAAAATGACCCTTGATGAAAGAGTTAAAGCGGAGAGACAACTTAAAACAGAACGCGGTCCTCAATCACGTTCTGATGAGGCTAAGGGCGTTTACACCGCTAAGAAAAACGAAGCTAAAAGAGGTGCAGAGTTGCAAAAGGCTCTGGACCCCAAGATTCAAGAATGGCTCGACAAGAAGGGTTATCGCATTCCAGGGTTTCCTGATACACTACCATACCAGAAGGAGCATCTAGTTCTGACAGAGGCCGAAACGAAAAGGTATAAAGAACTTCTAACGGACAAATACAATAAGTTCCTATCCTCGTGGGTTGGCACGTCGCCGACAAAAGAACGCCTATCGGCCCGGTTGGAACAGGCCCATGCTCAAGCAAGGACGCAATTGTTGAATGAGATAAGGTCAAATTCAATACTTGAATCCGACGAGGGGAAGACGAAGAAACGTAGGTTTTCATTTATGGGTTCGGAATGAGTGGTCTATTTTTATTTGGTTTGCTTGTCAAGTTAGTGTGGGACCCTTCAATGTCTACGAATGTTGTGGGGTACAATGTTTACTATGGTGTGGATACACATACCTATACTAATAGGGTCAATGCTTTCACGAATTTGACTTGCACTGTTTCTAATTTGGTCGTTAATCAGAAATACTACTTCACGGCCACGGCCTACGACACTAACGGCATTGAGAGTGACTTCTCGAATGAAGCTTCTTTCGTGCCGGAGACAAATGTTGTTACGTTTGTGGTCAATGTTCTATCGTCTCCCAGTGCAGGAGGACCATTTACCAATTACAGGACTTTGACCGCTTTCTCGGTTACAAATCCGGTGGACATTAAACTTATTAGAACTTTAACTTCGGTGACCATTACGAACATTGCTCACTAACTATGAGGATACTAATTGAAACGATACCACATAAGCAACAGCGTTACCCTACCGTTGGTGATTGGTTCTTCGACGACAAAGGTGACCTCACAATTCAGGTGTCGGCTCTCGGGGACTGGCGGGAGGAAGCTCTAGTAGCTGTGCACGAGCTAGTCGAAGTGTTGCTATGTAAGCATCAAGGTGTTGGACAACAAGAGGTAGATACCTTCGACCTACAGTATGAGGCCAAGCGGATAGAAGGTGATGAGAGTGAGCCTGGAGACTCACCAGATGCTCCATACAAAAAGCAGCACTGCCTAGCGACGGGTGTTGAGAGGGTTCTTGCTGCGGAATTTGGTATTGACTGGGGTCAATATGAGGATAGGTTGAATTCACTTTGAAAACTCCTCGATTAAAGCCTTGATCAAGGCTAAAACTTGTTCTTGAGAAATAGGACTAAACACCTTATGGTTTTGCTCCCTGTATATGTCATAGGATCGACTTATTATTGAGTTGTATATTGCGTCGTTTTTTAACTTACGCGCTGCCTGTAAACCTCTGACTGAATGTGAATAATGACCTCTGCTCATAATGGACCTTTCTACTAAAACAGTGTGTTTTATTGATAATGGGTTGTTTGTTTCCTTTGCACGTCACGTTGGGAAGGAATTCAAAAAGGCGTATTACTACATGCCCTACGCTGGTGCCTTCGTTCAATCCCGTTCCCTAGTTGTAGGTGAGGGGTTCGATGAGATCGAACGAATCTTTAATCCCCTCGAACGGTTCGACGAGATTGATCTGTGGGTTTTCCTCGACTTGTACCATAGCGATCTTCAAATGTTTCTTGAGAGTAAGGGTGCACGCGTTTTCGGTGCTCGTAAGGGCGAAGAAATGGAACTCCGTAGATGGGAGTTTAAACAATATCTCAAGAGACTCAATCTCCCCGTCCAACATTGCGAGCACCTCTTTGGGTTTAAGGCTCTTCGATCCTACCTCAAGGATAGCAAAAATAAGTTCGTTAAGACGTCGTTCGTTCGCGGCGATTTCGAAACCTTCCGGCACGACTCGTATGAACTCAGTGAGCCACGGCTCGATGACCTTGAACATCATCTTGGGGCCGTCAAAGATGACTATGAGTTTATAGTCGAAGACGAGATTCCTGACGCCGTCGAGGTGGGGTATGACGGTTTTAGCGTAGATGGGCAGTTCCCAAGTCATGCGATGATGGCGTATGAGGTTAAGGATTGTGGGATGATAGGGACGGTGTTACCATACGAAAAGCTCGCTACACCTGTAAGGGAGGTTAACAGTAAGCTCGCTCCCACTTTGAAGGGTTATAGTTATCGCGGTTTCCTCTGCACCGAGATTAGGTACACACGAAAGAAAGAACCCTTCCTTATCGATCCGTGCTGTAGACTCGGAACACCCAGTAATGAACTTCTCCAAGAGTTGTTTGAGAACTGGGGTGAAACACTTTGGAAGGGTGCTGAAGGTGAGATGACGACGCCCAAAGTTAAGGCTCGCTATGGTTGCTTGGCGGTTATTCATTCGGAGTTTGGGGTTGAGAATTGGGTTTCGTTGAGGTATCCACGAAGTCTTGATTCCAGCGTGAAACTTCGATTTCATACCCGTATCGGCGGAGTAGATTACGTAGCTCCTCAGGTAGTCGGGTTGCCTGACTTAGGTGTGGTAGTGGGAACGGGAAATACCCTTTTATCAGCGATAGCTCAATGTAAAGAGAGAGCCGCCCAGGTGAAAGGGTTTCAGGTTCAGGTTTCATTGGATTCGATTGACAAGGCTCTTGAGACAATAAAGGAGGGTGAGAAGTTGGGGGTGAAGTTTGGAGATGGTCCGTTGCCGACGGCGGAGCAGGTTCGTCGGGCATAGTGGGCGTGTATACATGGCCACAGTTGTGGCATTGAACGACTTTGTTGTAGGGATTCCAATAAACTGGGTAGGGTAAATTGGTGCTTGCGGCGAACCAACAACATTTAGTCACAGGGTGGTAGTTCATTTCTTACTCTCCAAATGACCGTTTTTTGTTAATGCGTCATGCATCTCCTTAAGCACGAAGCACTCTCGCTCCGTCCCGTTAGGAAACTTAAAGACATTCTGAATGATACGGTCGTTGTCACGCAGGTGTCTTAAAATCATCGTCTGCTCCATAGGGGTGAATTCCTTGTCGAGGACTTCGGCTACGAAGCGTTTCACTGGATAGAATCCACCCTTAGCTTTGAGATTGTCGATGACACGTTCCATTGGCACAGCTAGCTCATTGCGTCCCGATGCTACGAATAGCTTGGGAACGTTGTGTTCTATTTTGTCGAAGAAGCCTTTGGCCAGTATGAAGGATTCCTCTGTTAATAGGTACAAGGGTTGAGGCTTATCCAAGTCGAACAGTATCATAAGCCTCAACAAAGCCTCATCTTTCGTCGACAGAAACCCCGCCATCATTGGGTCGGCTTGTCTCATTCGCTGCCAGTTCTCACGATACCACTCGTGGAATGTTTCTCTTGCCTTACCTGTGGGGTCCCATTGATACTGCTTGGCACCCTCAGCCACTTTCTTAAGATGAGAAACCATGTAAGCCCTAAGCTCACGGTGATTATCTGGTAAGTATTGCTCGGGGATACAACGTTGATCATCACCAAGCTCGTACACAAAAATAAAACGTCGACTAAAACCGCCAGATATAACCTTAATTTTGAGTTTGTCCATGATCCAGTCGGGTGTTTCACACGCAAGAAAGTTGAGGACAGGAAGTTGAATGAATTCATAGCCACGTTTGATTGTTGATGCGTCGAAGACCTCGCGGTCCCATATGTCAGTAATGAACTCGATCATTCCGCTCGGATTGTACGATAGGAAATTCTTAAGTTCATTGATGAAGAATGCCAAGGGGGTGTGAATAGTAGACACTCCTTCAAAGTTTGTGAAGGTGCGCTTTGCTGCATCAGCCGCCATTGTTTTGCAAATGTCCTCTCGTGACTGCATAGCGGATGCCATGGGATAAGTGGGGAGTGCGTCTTTAATAAGTTCACGGGCTTGGTCCTTTGGATATGATTTACGGATGCCTTGACGTCCCACGAGGACGATTGCCATTGTTGGATAAATACGAGTTGGACCTTTGACATAAAAGTAGCGTTTGGATGCGGCGATAGCTAGAGTGGCGATAGCTGACGCTCTGAGGAAGTTCGTAGGACACTCGGTTCCGACATTGTAATCCAGAAACGACTTGATAAACGACATAGGATTTTTCTTGAAGTAGTCCTTAAAAAGACCAGTCAGTAGTTTCTCCTTTTTCCTTTGTTCTTTTTCTTCTTTCTTTAGAAACTCTTCCCAAAGGTCGGTGATTGGTTTTGATAAAACCTTCCACTTCATTGTTTTTCTGGTCTTTTTCTTCATATAATGTTTTGACTTGCATGTTATGGTGGGATTCAACATTTGAATCTGACTCACAAAGGGTTGTTTTCTTGGTGTCGCGACGGTTCCGGGTTATGAAGCCAACCTCGTCTTGACCCTATTGTTTTGTCCTTGTCACAGTGAACACACTCCTTGTGAAAGTAAACCCTAGATTTTTCAGGTCTTCTTCTTGTTGAAGAAGACTGCCAGTAGTGCCATTTATGAATACTAAGATAACAAAGTAATGGTTTTTTCAAAACGAGCCTTTCTTTGAATGTTCGCTCATCGACCAATCAGTGCCATAAGAACCCTCGAAAGGTATGACGATGGTTTGGCCCGCGATCTGTATAGGATTATGGAACCATTGCTTAATCTTGCCAATAGTCCAATCGGTATCCTCGATACGGGCTTGCATGAGGAGTTCATCGTGGACTTGGTGCATGGGTTTGACGCGTAGGGTAGTTCTCCCACTGACGTCCAATCGGTTGTCAGCATCATACCAGAGTTTGTTTGCGGCAGAGTTAGTGGTGTAAGTGGTGTTTGCTTGTGGTTCATGTGCTAAGGCTTCGCCCAGTCGATCCGATTCTCGGTTGAAGAACTTGCGAATGTGACCGGACGCAGCGGTTAAGGTTGGGGGGTATTTTTGTTTTGATAGGAGGGTTCCTACAGAGTGCCACCAAAGAGACACTCTATAACGTCGGAAAAGCCAAGTCTTCGCTGTCTCCATTTCGGATTCCTTCATGTCGACCTTGCCTTCGGACAAGTTGAAGACATGGCTAGCTGCCTTACGTGCACCCATGAGATAACAAAAACCCCAGATACATTGCTTGTACGCGAAGTAGTCCCAGTCGTCTTTTTTGACTTCTTTACAGAGTTCTTTAATCTCGTCCCTCGACATGGATGAGGGCATCTCCTTCTGGTGTCTCATCATCCAGCACAAGACTTGTGCAGGTTTGATACCAAACAGGAGGTCGTCGAGCATCGTGGAGTCTCCCAGGGCTGCAAGGTGTGCTCCCACAGTCCACCCATCTGCCCCTTTAAGGTCGCACTTAAATAGATAACAACCGGGGTCAGCCACGATTAAGTCCCGCATCCCCAAATGTAACGGATGCCCGACGGGTTTGAGTGGGTCGGCATCGGGCAGGGTCTGTAATGCATACCCCGACCCCGTCGGAGAGGTGTAACAAGTGATTCTACCAGTTTCACTCCCGACGATGTTATATCCTGCTCGCACTCGACCGTCTTGGTCACAGGAAATATGTAGCATTTGCGACCGGGTCCGTAGAGAGCTAATGTCAATCGCAAGCTGTACCGCTGGATGGGACGTCTTTTTCGAGAGTTTGAGGAGGCTTTCGTAGTTCGTCGAGAGGTGTTCTCGACCTTGGGGGTCTTTAATGTATTGTTTTGGAAGTTTGAGTGTTTCATATAGGTAGTCTTTGAAGACGGCTCCTTTGATGTTCATGGTGAGACCGAGGACAGTGGAGATGTAACCCCGTTCTTCTAGAGACAGCTCGGCTGGTCCTAACAGGATTCGTATAACGGAGTCGTAGTCATTAACGTATTCTTTCTTGGGCACGGTGGGGTCACGTTTGTAACCCATAATGGAGCGTGCCTTGGCAAGCCATTCACTCTTGTTGGCTTTCGTCGGGATGCCGTAGGTCTCACCTCCGACGAGGATGGAATCGGTCGTGGCGACGGCATCGAGCTTCGCTTGGTATTCGTAAATCCATTTGTTGACTTCTTTAAGACGCTTTGCGGCTTCGATAGCGTTATATAGTAAGCCGTGATTCTCCATGTAAAGAATCGGATGGAGAAGGTTCATGTTGAAGCGGTAGTGGGTGCGAGAGGAAGGAGGTAGCCATTGATTTACTTTCTTGGCGATCTCGTATGTAACCGCGCTATCCTTACAGCAATACTTCCATTGTGTCTCTTGATTGCCCGACTTGCGTTCAAACTTGTAATAGGGTTCGTCACCACAGTATAGTGAGACTTGGACCCCTAAATTCTTTTCAAGTTCACAGTATAGTTCCCAGTGTAGGAGCATCGTGTCATCGACGTTGCCGGCAATAATGCAACCGTAGGACCACTGGAATACAAAACGGTCATAAAGACCGTTCTGAAAGATTTTGCCAACCTTGGGATTGGCAAGTAACCTCGACAAGGACTCCCAGATAAGGATCTCGTCGGCTTCTGACCAGTAGGATGTGCCATCGTACTTCGTGAAGGGAATGAGTACTGAGTTGTCATGAGAGTTAGCGATAGAGACACAAGTCATGGCGTCGACGTAGCCTTCTATGTCGATAGACACAGGTTGCTCCGACCTGTTCATGAGGTCGAGGAGTGTTAGGAGTTGGTCCAACGATTGGTTGATGCGTAGATCACGATAGGGAGGAACGTGGTCTTTCGTCCTCGCCCCACCGAGAGCCTTACGGATGTCGAACATGATGAGGGGAGTGTATTCATACATCCGTAAGGCAGCGGCGGGGTGATAGGTTGCGAGGCACTTCCTACCTTTGAATGGACCCCTGTCACCGATAAAGAAGGTACCGCGCCAGTCGCCGATAGCCGTTTGACCATTGGCTGCCCATAGCGCGGTCTTGCCCAAGAGGAGGCAGACATTAGGATTAAACGTGGAGAGGTCGGTCTCCAACCGTTTAAGACCATCCTGAATCTCTGGTCCGTCGAGGGCAAAAAGTGTTATGTCATTAGAAGGTGGTCGAGTTTGACTAACATTTCCAATAAAACACGCGTCTCGTACAATGTTAGCCTTTGACAACAACGACGTAAGGAATCTACCCGATGCGCCCACAAAGGGTTTGCCTTCACGAACTTCGTCAACTCCCGGAGCTTCGCCACAGATAGCGATTTTGTAGGGTTGATTCGTGATGAGCGGTTGTTGGTTCGGGACTGTTTTGTTTTCATAATGGGCAGGGGAGATTTCTACTATGTCCTCTCCTATCAAAGCGTCAAGGTCGGTGGTTCGTCGTGGCATAAGGGGTTAGGATTTACCTGATATACTAAAGGCACGAAGTCTATCACGTTCTTCTCTTAGCTCCATCGCTCTAACTATCCAACAGCCACCGTCTGGGTATCGCGGATTTGGACCTAGAGCAGCTTCAAAGTTAGCTGAGATTTCGTTGTGAAACGGTTCGTTTTGTTTCAATCTCTCGACTTGTACAACAAGTTCTTGGATTCGTCCTTTTAGGTACTCTACAGATTCATTCATAAGGTTACCAGATACCGTCTGGATACTCTTGTTTGAGAGCACGGAGATTGTTTTTAATGTAGGCTTCGAGTTTCTTGTCCGAGATGGGACGTTGTGTCCAGAGCCAATGTAGGTAGGAGGCTGGCACGTCTTGTAGCATCTCGTTTTTGTATTTGCCGAAGTTCATTAAGTCTGTGTCTTCGTAAGCAAGCTCGTTAAAGGGCGTGGATAAGGGATCATCAGAGGGATTGTCCATTGTTGTATTTTTGGTTTAGGTCTTCTACAAACAGTCGTCGAACGTCTTCGCTCAAATCCTCAAACGCCATCTCTCGCATGAATTGTGAATCGCCGCAGAACTTCGTTATACGTATAATGCGGTTGTCCTTGACCACGAATTGGTAGAGGTCAGAGTCAGAGTGAACGTTGATGAGGGCGGTGATCACTTGAAGACGTATTTGGGGTTCTGCTTGAGATAGAACTCACGCTTCACATTCTCAAGTAGAGCGTTGTAGTGAGCAACGTTAATCTCGACCCCAAAAACGTGGAGCTGGTCCTTGAGCATTGACAGGACGCCCGAACCCCGTCCTGCGAACGGTTCAAGCACCATTTGTCCGGGTAGGCAAACCTTCGAGGTGATGAAGTTCCAGCATTCATAGGGTTTAGCGAACGGATGGCCAATGAGTTTGCGCATCTCTGTGTTGGAGGCCGAGACCACGCATGAGGTGGCGGGTTTCATGAGGACCGCTCCCGGCTTGCGGCATATGAGGGCAATCTCTGTGGACTTGGTAAAGTTGTACTGTGCGGTTTGATTCACGCATTGGTGTGTTTTGTTCCACGTGATTGGCCATCGCTGTGCTTTGAACCCAGCTTCAATAGCTAAATCGTACATGTATTGCCAGAGCATAATGTCGCACCATGTTACGACGAATGCCGTAGGCTTGGTGCAGACAAACGCAGCCTTGAAGAACTTCCCGATGAGTTCTTTGTTCTCGTCTTCGTCATGTTCCTCGATGACCGTGTCGAGGTCGACCATTCCTCCGTGAGGATTCTGCTGGTCTAGCATGTTCATGTCGATACCGTAGGGAATGTCGGTTATGATGTGGTCAAAACGCTCTCGGTTTTCTCCGTCTAGCATGAACTGAATTGAGTCTCCGAGGATGAAACGGTTGGAGATATATATAGTATTCTTGAGTTCTTCGGCAGCGTCTGTGCGTTCTTTCCAGTAAACCTCAAATGGAACACTCGCGTTGAGCGGGTTAGCCCGGTAGCGTTCTTTCTCGGCTTCAAGAAGCTCGGGTGCTGCTTGAACGGCCTGTACTTCCGTGATAACCTGTTTCGCATAAGATTCTTGGTGTTGATTGTTCGTGCGGAGCTTCTCACGACGGGTGATTTCTGCCATCGTGCGTTCTTCTTCCTCGCGTAGCAGGAGTCTCCAAGCATCCGCGAGGGAGTCGCACTCACGAAACTTCTTAGCTCGTTCCTTGTTGGTCGAGTTGAGTTCCTTCGCGATCTTGAGACAATAATTTACGTTGCCTACACTCAAGCCGAGGAGTTCTCCCGTTGCCTGTTGGGTCCACGAATCGCCGTTGACGAAGCCACGTCGCTGCTTGAGCTTATGGATGTGAGCAACGCCTGCACACTTCTCGTACCACGTAAACTGCTTATGCTTGTTCGCCTCGATTTCCAGTTCATGAAGTTCGTCCTCCGTGAGCGTCTCCCGATAAACGCACATAGCGACTGGAGCGTTAAGCAGACGAAGAGCAGCGAGACGCCTACCACCATCAACAAGGCGTTTATCCTGATTAATGACCAAAGGGAGTAGCTGACCACAGCGAGAAATAGACTCCGATAAGCCAGCAATGTCACCAAGGTCCTCACGGAACCTATCCTTCGAGAGGATTTCATTGAGTTTGAGGTGGACGAGGTTCATTAGTCGTTACATGATTCTTCGATCATTTGTTTCTCAAACTTTGTGAGGCGCTTGAGTTGGGGTTTGAGTTCTAGAAGGGAGTTACACATACCTTTCCTCGATGTTTTTCGAGGGGAGGTGGCTCGAATGATAGCACGAAGTCGGTGCATATAGTCGTATAGATAATTTTCTTTGTGTTGGTGAACAAGTCGTTGATGAAACCATATTAGCATTTCTCGGTCAGTTTCCATATCACGCGAGGGGATTGTTGAGTTGGTGGTTGAGGATAGGAACAAAGTTAGGAGGCACGTATGTAGCAGACTTGAGTATCTTGCCCGATGCGTTCTTGACACAGGTAAGTCTGCCTGCTACATCGTTCACGAGCTTTGTATAGTTCGACCTCATGACTTCCTCGAAGATGGGTTCGGCGTCAAGACCGAGGGCACAGTCAGTGCCTAGGACGACGACCTTGAGGTCGGCTGTGGCGTCAGCGGCTAGGACGATGTTGGTGGGAACTTCAATCTGTTCCCATCCTAACTCGGTTAGGGTGTAACCAAATGCTTTACCCAGTTCGAGCAGTTCCTCAAGGATGAGGTCGAGACGGAGTTTACGGATGTTCGCGTTGGGCATAAATGGCGCTTTTGGACACTCCTGTTGACAGGCAATCATCCAGTTTCGGACAGAGATTTGTTCTTGGGTCATGTTCTTTTCGCTTTCCACATTGAGTTAAAAAAGTCACGTATCGGAGCAACATGGTTGTCCCGGACTTTATAGGTGATGTTGAAGTTCGTGGGTGCGGTGAGGTTGTAAGAGCCGACGAACGCTGCTTGGGGTTCTTTAGATTCCACCGCTTCGTAACATAGGAAGATTTTAGCGTGGTTGTTGACCACGTGTTTGTGTTCGAGGAAGTTCAAGCCGGAGTACTTAGGCAAGGCCAAGCCCGTGATGAGACGGCGCATTCTCAACGGGGATTCGGTGTGGGAATACGTGGCCACATCGAAGTCGAAATACGTCTTGATAAGGTGAACAATGAATCGTTGACCGTCGAAGAATAGATCAGGTTCGAACGATGGGTCTAGGTTGACGTAGACCGGTGCGTTGACGTCCTCGATGTTGAGGTCGAGGGGGTTTTTGCGAGTGACGGGACGTATCATTCGTCAGGCCATTTCCCGTTTTCCAGCATGATGCCGATACAGGCATAATTGGAGATGTCACGGAGAGAGTCTTTAATGGATTCGTTCACAGCTTTTCGACGTCGTCCCTTCCCGAATAGGTTCTTGAGACGTTCCATTTTATCGTTCATACGGACAAGGACTCCGAGGATGGCAAAGGACGAGATGTTACGGGAGCCGTAATCCATTTGCTTACGATCCATGAGAATGGTGTTCTCCAAAGCAACCCTTAGAAACTCCTTGGCAGCGGGTGTTTTGAGACCTAGCCATTCTTCTATCTTGTGAATAGGGAGCGTCTCATCTTCGTTTGCCTGTAGAAGAGCGGGTGGTAGTTCTAGTTTCATATTCAGTAAGATTCAATAATTGAATCCCACGGGGAGGCTCCAGCTTCGTCCGGCACGTAGTGCCCAAGATGTGGCTAGGAGGCACTCCCCGTGAGAAGGTGCGTTATGCCGGTGGGATCGGCTTCAACGAATTCGACTCAGGATACGTCGTGCCAGTCTTGGCATCCTTACGTTCCGGGTCGACCTTGATCGCACAGTCGACGAGTTTACCATCGAGGTATTTGGCAGGGTCGTCGATGAGCGCACGGACGGAGATGCCCCTGACACCGGTGCCAAGTGCCCAAGGGACCACGCGATTCGCAATATCCTGTGCGGTGACTTTGTCCGTCACCGTCACGAACAAACGGACGAAGACGACGGAACCTTTGTTCGCTGGACGTCCGTCTGTGTATTGCCAATCTTGCGTTGTGTAGCAAGGCAGCACCAACATCCGACCCTTCTTGTCCTTGGTCTCCTCCGTCTTCGGCTTACGGATTTCGAAGCGGAGTGTTTTGTCACCAGCCAAAAGGCTGTATTTGATCGTCGACTTGTCCCCAACGTCTGCGTTTAGGGGATCATTCTGATCGACTGTTTGAACTTGTTCTTCACTCATGTCGTTCTTTATGTTTGTTTTTGGTTGTTACGTTTCCATCACATGAGGTGTGATGAAATTCTAGTGGTCGAGGTAGGATTCGATACCTACACAGGCTTTGCCACTCCGCTTGGCTCGCCCCCATGCAACGGCGTATCGCGTAGCTAACACCGAAGCATGTCCGTCTCTTTCCGGCACTCGACCATAAATCATTCAATGTTTGGGGTGTTGCTGTTGTCAGGCAACCTCGGTGCTACACCAAGACGTTGAGGGTATAGGTTTACCATTGCAGTGCTTGTCATCTGCCACGCGAAGATTTGTTGGAGTTCGTCTTTGGTGAAGGATGTTGAGTTCTGTAGGAACAGACTCATCAAGAGTTGCTCCATCGCTTCGACATCACGACCACCGCCGGACTTGATAACCGGGGCAATGGACTTAGAGACGTCGGTGTTAATGTCGATGATGCGCATGATGAGTTTGTCAAAGTCCGTGATGTACTCAGGAACCTTATCCTCTGAGTACATCTGCTTAAGGCGACGAAAGCCTTCGCCTACGATCTTGCGACGGAGCTCTGAGGGGGTCATGTTAGAGTTTCCCTTCCAGATGGGGACGCAAAACGTCCCACGGGTTTTGGTGTTGTTTCACTTTGAGATCTTCGGTCATACCAAAGGAGTTCTTGAGGTAACGTGATTTTGTTGTTGGGTTCACTTGGATGATGTTATCCTGACGTCCACCGGGAGCAGGCTCACGATAGCATCGCCAGACATCCGTAAAGTATCCGGCTAGGGCGTGCTTCGTTGAGCCTTGCACCATGGGATCGTAGTCGAGGACTTCCTGAATCATCGGGTTCTTCTCGTTCGCCTTAAAGTTGGGTTCTTCATGGACGGTGACGACGCAGGCTTTTCCCGTGGTCCGGAGCTTTGCCACTAGGAGTTCGAGGTAGTTATACTTAATCTTGGTCCAGTCAAGTATGGCTATCTCCGTACGAGGACGTGTACCCAAGACCTTGCGGACGATGAACTCGTTTACGATGGACAGACTGTCAATGACGTTGATACGAGAACGTGTATCCTTCGAGGCTGTGACGTTCTTGACTAAGACGTCCAACGCCTCATCCATTGGTAGAACCGAGCCATCGTCTTTGAATCGGTAGTCGTGGTAGTCGTAGTTAGGTTTAAGGCCAGATTTCTTAAGGTCCGTCTCGGGACCATCCAAGTTGTTATCACAGTTGTGGATTTCGAGTGGTCCCGGTAGGGACATATAAAGATACGTCTTGCCACCACCGGGTGGGCCGATGAGTAGTATACTGGGCTTCTCTCGGGGTCGTGGATTCTGTTCGTTTGAGGTTTTCATTTCGATTAAAAACTCTCTTGTGGTTTCTAGGTCTGGTTCTGGTTCTGGGTATTCACGATACGCCCTTTCGGACATTAGTATTTCATCCCATGTTTGCCAGATTTTCATTAGAACGGGGAGTCTGTTGCGTCGGCTTCGTGCATTCGAGCTTCACGGTCGAGGGCTTCAGTCACAGGGGAGACGTAAGGCTTTGGATGGGTTGGTTCTGCCTTATCAAGGTGTTTCACGATCTCCTTAAGATGGTAGTTTATGTCGTTCAAAAGACCCAATTCTTTTCCTTCTAATCCACCATCAAGATGGATTCTGGTCGTCTCGTTTTCGTTCTTTGTTATTAGTATTTTCATTTGTTGTTCTTCGTTTATACGTCATTTCGTCAAAGCACAGTCTTAAGGAAGACTGTACAAACCCTCTCGCTTTCTCATCGGCTTCGCTTTGTGAACCTGCCATGACGGAGAAAGACGCTGTTACGTCGTAATCAAAGGTTGGCATTGTGTTGGTTGTTTAAGTGGTGACCAGTCGTTAGACTTGAATAAACCGGAGTTGAGAACAACCAAACGCTCAGCAGGAAGCATTTGACAAACGTCAAAGTACTGACACCGTCCCCATTTGGTGCACGACTCAGTCGACATCGGGAAGAACCCACGTTCGTACTGCCAAAACATCTTCTCGATGAGTTCAATAGTGTTCTGTTTCCAGTCGTTGAGTTTTTCGTTGGAGACGTATTCTCTGTTTTCCTGTAAGGATTCTTCCCACCACTGTTCAGGAGATTGAGTCTTACCACCACGGGAGGTCGTTCCCTCAACGACGTATTTAGGAGGCTCCTTCGTGCGGATAGCGCGCACGATGTAACCAGCAACATCCTTCCCCGTCAGTTCTTTGAAAGCCCAGCAGTAACCTTTTTGTTGACTGCTCATCTTCATTCGGTTCCAAAAGACCTCACCCAATATCGAGGTTGTCTTAAAGTCCATAACCCAGATGCGGTTGTCGATAACGATAGGAAGGTCGATGCGACCACAGTAGAGAATCCAGATACCGCCGAGTTCGATGACCCACTTGCGTTGCTCAGGCGTTAGGAGATGAAAGAGACCGTTCGAGAGTTTGTGCAAATGAAAACGATGAATGAACGATAGTTCAACCATCATGTCGGTTCCGCCCGAACAGCCGCAGAAGTAACAGTTTTCTCCTATCCCTCCACAATGGTCGCAAACCTTTGATTTCTCATACCTCATCAAGCGGAAGTTCTCCTTCGACCAGCGTTTGTCATATTGACGTGAGACCTCAATGGCCCAGTTTAGGGAGCGGAAGTCGTCCACCGGTGAGGGGTGGTCGTTGAAGAAGGACGAGAGAATGTCCGCACAGCCGTTGAAGTACGCTTGGTCGAGAGGTTGATCTCGATAGACTTTGTAGCGATACTCACGGGTGAGATGCTGTGCTGTGCCGAAGTTCAAGGCCGTTGCCTCACCGGTAGAGATACGTCCTCGTAGGGATTCGTACTCAAGCAATCTATCACATGTTTGTAAAGGGTCCATCCAGTGAGAATTGTCCACTGGAAGACAGCCATCAATTAAGGGTAAATGTGGGAGGTTGTTCATACGTTAAGATTCATTACCTTGCAATAGTCTCATCGCCTCCAACCATTCCCTGTCTCCAACAGGACCACCATCTTTCCACCAGACAACCGGCTCCATCGTCATCCCTTCACCAGAACGAACTTCACGTTCTCGGATTTCGAACAGGTCGGGGTTGTGACGGGCGACGGCGAGGAGGTTAGCATTCATTCATCACTCATCTTTGGTTTGGTGTTTTCGGGGTTGGCACTGAGGGCGAGGGCTTTGCGCCACGACATAATGTCATTAACTAACTCGGTAAATTTTAACATGGCTGGAAACGGCTTTTCTGTATCCATTGAGTGACGTGTTGCTCGCAATAAAGAATCACAACGGTTTAATAGAGTAGAAGCTAAACTCAACTTATCGAGCGCCAAATCTACCGGGTTTTCAACACTATTCCCAAACCCATTATCACAACACCAAGTGTTACACTTTAGAAAGTCGTTCCGATAACTTTGCGCCTCAGCCTTACATTGACCTTCTCGAATTTTTGCGTGTTCGGACGCCTCCCTCAACGCCTCATTCTCCGCTTTGAGGCGGACGAGTTGGTTTTTCAATTTTGTGACATTTAAAACGGATTCTGGAACACTTATCTCCACTTCCCCCACTTGCGGGGTGTCGTGCCGTTCACCACTCATAACAAATCCCCAAAAGCCTCTGCTTGTTTAGCCATTCGTGTTGCCGACACCCTGTCCTTCGACGTTCGTGTCTCCGCTTCCACCTCCGACTTGAACACCTGCGGAGTTCTTAGCTGTCTTATGCGAATGACCTTTGCGCGGAGTTCGTCGAGATTCATTGCGTCCATTGGCAGGTCGATTAGACCGCGTAGCGGTGCTGTCTCGAAGTCCTCTAAGGGATTCGAGTTCGGTTCGGAGGGATTCGAGTTCTGCTCGGGTGACGACGACTGAGTCATCGGGGACGAAGACTGTGTTATGGACGAGACTTCTAAATTCATCCGTTCGTGAGAAGTCTGTGATTCCGCGTTGTTTGCATTCATGTACGAGTTTGGTTAGATAGGTACGGAAGGTGTTAGAGATTGAGCCGTGATCGGCATCGCACCCTTTGACGAAAAGCCAGTCGACATGGGATACGCGAAGGGTGATTGTCCTACGTTCGTCAGGCGTTGCGTTGTCGGGAGGAGGATTGGTTTGCGTTGTCATTACGTTAATATGTATAAACCATCAGAAAGACGTTCCAGACCAATGTCCCACTGATCGTAAAGGGATTCGACGGTTGCATTGTCGATTGATACACGGATGCGAACGGCAAGAGCACGCTCGTGAGCGAGACGTGCCATGGTTCGTATCTCGTCGATAGAGCAGTCGGTCATGTCGACGATGCGACGCTCACGAGGTTCATCAAAGGACGGCGGGGAGGTGTTACTTGACTCCTCTGCTTCTTTGCAGGGACCAATCTTAACCATCCCGTCCATAGTCTCACGCACGATGAGGTCTTCATGGACTTGAAGGAAACGCTGTCGGTCGATGCGAGTGGGTTTCCAATCATGTTGGAGGTAGGACGTCTTGGCGTCGCGGAGACGTTGTGCTACTGTTACCGGTGACAAACCCTTCGTGGCAGGATCGATGATGCCTGTTTCGGGGTAGTTCCTGACAGCTAAGTACAAATCCGTTTCGTAACGACGAAAGGCTTTCTCGCGAAAGCGCGGAGGGAGGTTTGTTTGATCGGTCATATTTAGTCCCGCATCAAAATGTTGTGTAAATTCATGTAAGAAATCAGAATCGTTGCCAGTTCTCTTTCAAGTGGTGTACCATCATTAGTGTGTTCCACTTTTAAGTTGACTAACCTGTGCATGTTTTCATTCTCCACCTTCGCACGGTCGGGTTTGAAACCAGCGGTAATCTCGACGGTAATAGTCGTCATAGGTCATATTCAATTATTGAATTTCACTAGGATGTTTCTCCTATGTACACAACCTACTACGCACGACTCTCGCCATGCGTAGGTGGTTGGGAACGGTTAGGATTTAACCGTTGTTTCTTTGACGGTGACGTTCACCGCAACGTCTGCTGAGGATTCAAGTACATCTCGAACCCACGTTTCGTCGATTTCTTTGAACCAATCGACGTCATCTGGGTCTTTTGGATCATCGAGTTCAATCTCGACGGTGAATGTCTTGGTCATACGATTGCGTTGGCCAAATCGTTGTTATTCTTCGCAGTCTCCCACTCCTTGACGAACCAACCGAGGGTTTCGGCATCCTTGTCAGACACCGAACCCTTCTCCTTCGTCTTGGGATTCGTGTATTCGTACATCTTGGTGGTGTCGCCCGTAGGGGTGAACGCAGGTGCCGGTTTGCCGGTTTCCTTGGTGAACATGCCAGAGAGGAATTGACCGAAGGTTCCCTTCGCCAACAGAGAGCCAGCGAAGTCTTTGAATCGTGCAGCGAGTTTCTTCGGTCCGGTCATCTTGCGCTCACGAGCTTTCGGATCGACGATCAACGCAATTGCATCCGCAATCGGTTGAAACTGATCAATCTCTCCACCTTTCTCGACGAGAACACGCTTGATGTATTCGTCCTCCGACTCCGCCGGGATTTGGACGGTTTCTCCATCACGAACGACAGGCTTTCCGGCTTTGTCGAGAGAGTCCTTCCACTTCCGTTCGATGCCGGTCGTCTGCTCAATACCGGGAACTGCGGTAGTAACACCGAATATTCCCTTGTTGTCCTCGTCTGCAAGGTCAGCATCTGTGATGCCGTGAACGAGGTAGTAACGGAAGTCTGCCAAACCTCCGCGACCGCGATAAGCAGCGTTTAAGACGCTTGACTCGTAGCAAGCACCTTCTTTTCCGGCCAGTTGATCGTATTCCGCGACTGATTCGGGGACTGTAAGGGTTGCCGTGAGTCCTAATGAGTTGAATGTTTGTTTCTTCATTTATGTTGTTTGAGAACCTGTTGGTTCAGCCGATTCTCCTAGCTGCGAAGACGATTGTTCGGGTTCGTCCTCTTGACCCGTAGGACCTGACGGTCCTGAAAGAGTAAGGTGAATGCCTTGCGCCATACGAAAACGTTGCAAGCCGTGCTGTTTGATGAACGTCTTCAACATGGGCGAAGCCGTCTCACTGAGCTGACGCTCTAATGTAGCGTTGGCCGCGAGTGCCTGTTTGAGACGGTCTTCGTAAGAACCGCGTTGTTTTGCTTGGCCCATGAGGTTACTTTCCTGTTCTAAAGCATAAAAGGGTTGTACCATGTATACCTCTTTGGTGGGCTTCCAGCGTCAACCCAGCTTCTTCACAAGCAGCGACCAAGAAATACCCGTTGACCAAACCGGATTCCTTGTTTTCTTCTTCCGTCAGTCCAGTGAGACTAGACGGAGCTATAGGCTGATTTTCAAACGCTTCAAGTATCTCTTTTGCTAAGTTTGTCATAGTGTTAAAATGGATGGTTGTTTGTGATCTTGTCGAGAATTATTCGTCCTACGTATGAGTTCGGACTCACGCTCTCATACCAGAAGCACGTCTGCATGAGATTCGTGCATGACATCCAGTCATCGCGGAAACCCACGAGTCTTCCATCCTCATTGTAGGCTTCATAGCGTTGGTGGAGACGGTTATATATGATGAGACAGGGGGGTTTGGAGGTTCTCATAGGAGTGCCAGTATACGTGGATCCAACTTTGCCATATGATCGTCCTTCTGCTTTTGTGTCTGCTTCTCACGTTCCTTTTGTAAGTCGGCTGTTCTTCTATCGTATTTGAGCCAATCACGATGACCTAAAAACAACTCACCATTGCCTAGTTCCATCCAAACGACGATACCATTAGTGATGCGTGGTATCCCGTGAGCTTTGACGGAGGATTCGAGACCTTGGATTCGTGCTGTGCGACCGTTGGCGTTGATGCAATACCAATACTCGTCCTTGGGCAACGTGATGTTGTGCTTGTTACAGAAGTCCACCACCGCTTGCGCCGTGCCCATTCGAGTGAAGCACTGCCTAATGTCTCGTTCTGCTACCTTTGGTGGTTCGACCGTCGTGGTCTTGCGGTTCTCCCGTAGCGAAGCCACGAGCTTGCGAAGTTGAGAGTTCTCACTCTCAAGACGCTTGTTCTCGTTCATTAGGTCGTATAGCCAATGTTGGGTCATATTCAAGTATTGAATCTTACGGATAAATGACGACTAACCGACGTGAGCCGACCAGCCGTCTTGAACGTTGGCGCATGTAGTCGCCACTGGTTTGTTCTTTGAGATCACCTACATTATGTCTCATATCTTTGTCCAGCCGTTAAAGTAAAGGAACCGATAGCACTATTCAGCCTTAAAGGTTGTGCACAAAACCTTGCCACTCGCCCATATCGGAGAGTGCGCTGTATTTTACACATCGGTTCCAAAGCGGCACAGTTGGCCATTTCAACCAACACGTTGTAACACAGGTATGCGACCCTGTCATGGGCAAGTCCATGCCTAAGCGTGGTAAAACTATCTCGCATCTTAGCGTCTCTATTCCGCCATGTGCCAAAAACATTCAAGGTCGAGCAAGATACGTCTCTCAACGTCTTGCCCGAACTTGAGTGCTTTAACCGTTAAACCTCTTTCTAGCCTCTTTCAGGTATTCCTCGTAATCAGGCGTAGCGTCTTTTAACCACTCAATCAGTCTTCGGATATGGGCGTAATCAGCATCATAATGCGTTTCAAGCACCTCAAACCTATTCTCCTCAAGCATGGCAACAACAGTTGCGACTTGACTTGGTTTTAGGTAATAACACAACCATTCAACTGAGCCTGTTTCACCTTTTGGGAGCATTGTATTACTCATATGTTGAAATTGCTGTTGTCATATGTTGGTTGTTTACTGCACGACTTGCAAACCAAGTAAAGGAGCCGCACCGACTGCAAGTTCATCCTTGTCGGCTTCCGTGAGTGCCTTGCACCCTTCCATGAACTCCTTGGTTCCTTCGTTGGGCAACCGGAAATAACGTCCGATCACCGCTATTCGACTGACTTCTTTGCCTTCGTTGTCTAGTATCTTCACTATTTTGTCCTTTCTGTTGGTTGACTCCACGCATTGCCCCGATATGGGGCAGGGCAGGAGGATTGCCTTAATGCTTTCATGCTCGCCCTAGGATAGCGCGTCCTAGGGGCATTGCAAGCCATATTTGAGGCTTTATTTCAAGGGGCTTCGCCCCATTGGCATGGGATATGCTTAGGCTTGCTTTATTGCTTTGGGCTATCGCCACGTGTATATTATCACAGGCCACTCATGCTCTTTGTAACGTTCGAGTACTTCACGAATCGTTCCAGCGTCTTGAATATCCTTTGCCTTGTAGTCGGATTCAAACACTTTCACGACTCGTGTTTTATCCTCAACCTTGTTTAGCTCGTCGATGAGCCACTTTACTGTGCATCCTGTCATATTCAATCCTTGAATTTGACCGAACAGACATGAATGTCTGCCTGTTCGGTCGTTTGTTGTTTATTGCCGTCCGTTCACGCTTCATGCGCAGAGTGAGCAGGACATTCTTCAACATCCTGCCTTGCTCTGGGCACTAGGCAACGTGCACCGCTATAAACTCACTCCTCGCAGCTTTGAGCTTCCCCAGCAACTCCGCTGCTTGAATGGCCTTGCCCACTTCGGGTTCCTTTCTTACTTGCTCCGATAGTCTGTTGATCTCCGCTATAAGGCAAGAGTCAATAACATCATACGCACTACTGCTTATCCCTTTTGTTTTCATGTTTCGTCCTTTCTTTGGTTTGTTTTGTTCATGCCTTGGGTGGAGTCTTCTCCCCCAACAACTTCTGAAAGTCCTCATCCTCAACCACAATCCTCTGCTCTTTCCCTTTGTTCTCCTCACTCCTACATTCCTCACTACAAACCCCTTCTTTCATCTGCCATTCCCTCGTAGGAGAAAATATTAATCCACACTTTACACACTTCGGAAGTTCTCTTAACGCCTTGCGTCTCTCTCGCATTCTTGAGAGGTACGAGTTTTGACATGACTGCCCACAATACCTTTGCCAATAGCGTAAAGGCTTATAAACCTCTCCACAATTCTCACACTTCTTGTATTCGTTCTCTCCTACACTCTTTCCTTTTTTATGGAAGATTGTGGAGCATGTGTCCCCACAGAACTTCTGCCAATGTCGGGGTGTCTCAAACTTCAATCCACATACCGCACATATCCTTACCTCTGTTGCATTTTTAGTGCTCATATTGGCAAGCATTGTAGCAGGTGCCTGAATGGGAATCAAGCAATTTTTTATCCTTTATTATGGATGCGCGAATCGCATTGGCATGCTTTCTGCTCTCTCATTCTTGAGAATCGTCGGTCGGTCGGTTGGTTGGTCTATCAAGGATGCCTAACCCGATGCCCATCTAATGGCATGGGGAGGCACCTATATCCATCCGTAACCCAATAGCTCAATCTAACCCAATACATAAAATAAAGTATTCACGTTTTTTTTTTTTTTTTTTCTAATAGGTAAAAACTGGCTATCTTGCGTCAGGATACACTGTCGTGTAGAGCGTTATACTCGGTTCCATCCTCATGCCATAATATCCCCATCGGGTTAGCCGGTCTGTCACGACCAACCGACCAACCGACCGCTTCGCTTCGCATTATTTGGGCATTCTTCATGTCGCATTCAAACATTGAATCGGACTGCAAAGAGTAGGAGCTAGTGGCATTCTAGCTCCTATTGCTTTGCTTTCAGCTTATGGGCAGTTCATCCGCTGTATCGCCGTCTATGCGAGCGATTACTTTCTTGACTTCCTTTGCCAAGGCATCTTCCGCGACGTTCGCCACAAAGAACCCTTGCTTCGTCGCCCATTGCCTTACGGCGGAATGGTTGCCAAGCCAAGCTCGGGCTCTATCGGCTGTATCATCGTCGCATTCTTTATCCTTCACGAGCCTTGAAACTCGCTTGAATGCGATCTCGCACTGGTCTTTGCCAAAGGTTTCCTGATCCTTGATGGCAACAGCCAACGCCTCTGCCTTAACTTCTGTATCGGTGAGCATATTGTATCCTATCACTATCGCCTTGCAGAGCAAGCGCGTTGCTCGCAATTCCCGCAAGGCAAATTTGCCTTGCTCATCGACCGCATTTCAAAGAACGAGGTGAGCATAAATCCAGCGGAGCAATAATGCAATGAATAAATCTATCTTTATCTGCCTTGCTCGGCCCATCTTGGCATGATCCTTGCTAGCAGCCATCCTGCCCGTGGCTTCTGCCCATCCCGTCATATCGGACATTCCCATCACGCCAAGCAATGCCGATGCTCCTGAACGTTCAGATGCTTCTGCCATTTCTGTCATTACAGAACTCCCAGAACGCTCGGCAGCCATGCTCACCCTGAGTCTATGCCCCGATCCCGGTACCCCCCACTTTCGTGTGGCGGTCCCAAAAGGGGAGGCTCCACTCACGCAACCCCACCAACTTTCGAAGAACGAGACGGTGAGAATAGGAGAAGCAATAAATAGGGCTTCACCCTATAGCACCTAACACAAACCCAAAGATTTCCTTTGCAAGGGTAGGCGCACTCTGCGATGCTTAGGGCATGAGCGAGAGACCAGTAGTCTATGATGCTTTATTGCTTCAAGTCGGGGCACAGACGAAACATCCTGAGGGTGAGAAGGATGTGGATAGGACGGGCGAGATAGCATGGTCGGAGCGTGTGAGGGCACTACTGCTCGCGCAGCCGTTGAATCCGTTGGCGAAGCTGGAGTTCAAGCCGTTATGACAATGGACGAACTCATCGGGTCAGATTCAATTGTTGAATCTGACGGCGAGGCGAAGCCGATTCCTTCGAGTGATACGAAGTTGTCCGTCGACGCCGATGGCAACATTGGGTTCTTCAATGCGAGGGACCCACAATACGAATTACAGAGCGAACGTCCGATACATCGTGAGATGTGCCACATGGCGATGCGAGGTTACACCAACACGGAGATCGCCCGAGAGTACGGCGTTTCGGCACCCATGGTCGGTTACGTCCTCCTACAGCCGTGGGCGAAGAAGTACATGTCGGAGAACATGCATAGGCATGGCATGGAGAAGGTCGAGACCTTGTTGAAAGGGGCTGTCGCCGATGCCGTCGAACGTCTCATTACGGAAATGGACAATGACAAGGCACGACCGGCGGAGCGCATCAGTGCCGCTGAGAAGATTATAGAACGTGTGTATGGACGGGCAGCGCAGCCTTTAATTCATGTGTCTTCCGCTCCCGCCAAAGAGATGTCCGACGCCGAACTAGACCAAGAAATCGAACGCCTACAACGTCAACGTAATGGACACTCTTGACCAAGAGCTACAACTGCTAGAGGAAAAGCGACGCCGTCGTGGGCTTCGTTCCTCCCTTCATGCGTGGGCAAAGCAGGCAACGGGCTTTGAGCCTGCTGCGCATCACACCTTCTTGCTCGACCGTCTTGAGGATGTCACCTTCGGTCGTCTTGGCAATCTTATCGTCCTAATGCCTCCCGGTTCTGCCAAATCCAAATACATTTCAAACGCCTTTCCACCTTGGTGGTTAGGCAAAAATCCCACCGGAGCAATTCTTGCTGTATCCCACTCCAAGAATCTTATACGCTCTTTCTCGCGCAACTGCCGCAATCTCGTGGAACTCTACTCCAAAGACCTGGGTTACGGGCTAAAGCCCGATACCCAAGCGGCAGATGAGTGGGAAACTTCCCTAGGAGGGCGGTATTTCTGTGCGGGTGTAGGAGCAGGTATCAGTGGTCATAGAGCAGACCTCGGTTTCATCGACGATTATCTCGGGTCCGAAGAGGACGCCAACTCCGAGATCGTTCGAGAATCGCAGTGGCAATGGTTCATTAACGACTTTGCCTATCGCGTGAAGCCCGGTTGTCCGATGATTATCGTGGCCAACCGTAGACACGAGGATGACCTCGTGGGTCGTATTCTCGAAGATGAACCCGAGAATTGGACAGTCATCCGTTTGCCGTTTGACGCCGAGGACGACGATCCTTTGGGCAGGTCCGTGGGCGAACCCTTATGGCCTGAGTGGTTTCTCAAGAACGAGAAGGCACGCAAGCAGGTCGAACGGGCAAGACGTCATCCACGAAGTTGGGCCGGTCTCTGGCAACAGAAGCCCGCATTGGAATCCGGTAACTTCTTTGAGAAATCATGGATTCGTGAGTACAGAGCATCGGAACTTCCGAAGGATTTGCGATACTATTGTGCTTCGGACCATGCTGTGAGGACGAAGCAGGACAACGACAAGACCTGCCTGCTCGTGGCAGGCGTTGACGTCCAGAATCGCATCTGGATCGTGGATTGGTTTTGGGACCGAGTTGATACGGGGGTGGTTGTGAACAAAATGATAGCCTATGCACGGCAATATAAACCGCTCCGATGGTGGGCAGGCTCCGACCATATCACCGGATCAATCGGTCCCTTTTTGTCGCAGAAGATGAAAGACACCGGGGTGTTTTTCCCCCTAGAAGAGGTAACGGCCAGAGGCGACAAACAAGCTCGCGCTCAGGCTATTGCTGGTAGAATGAGCGAGAAAATGGTTTTATTCCCGTCGGACCTTGCCGGGTGGACAGAAGCAAAACATGAAATGCTCCTTTTCCCCGGTGGCAAGCACGACGATTTCGTCGATGCTTTGGCTGAACTTGGTCGAGGTTTGGCAAAGATGGTCCCCGCGAGCTTGACCGTTAACATAACAGGCAACAGCCTACCCGAGTGGCACAAACCCATCACGATGCAATGGGTTAAGGACTCCGCAAAGCGGAGAGAACGCGAGGAACGGAGGGTTCTCGAATGGCAATGACGGAACAGACGACGCTTCGACCGTCGAACGACCGCGACAAGGTTGTCGGTAAAGGCGATGAAATGCGCGATAAGCCGGAGCGTTCCGGTACAGGGGCGGATTCCGAGTCTGCTTACGTCAAGGCTTTGGTTGCCTCCGTTAAGAAAGATGAAGCGAAGTGGGAACCTCAGTACAAACGGATGCGGAAGAATCTTGCGTTCGTTGCATCGTTACAGTATCCCGGTCAGAAGCGTATTGACGAGAATAGAGTGGTCGTGAATTTCGTCAATCGCCTCGTCGGTATGAAGGTTGCATCCTTGTATGCGAGGAATCCGAAGGCTGTCTCCACTAGAAGAAAGCGTAGGGATTTTCGTCTGTGGAGTGGCAAACAGGAAGAACTCATGCAGGCTGGGTTGGCTGTCCAAAATGCCCTAACAATGGGCACAATGCCGCCACCGCAAGCGTGGGCCCTTTTGCAAGACTGGGAGAAAGGGATGGAGCGCCGTGAGTTCATTAAGAATATCGGGGAGACATTCGAGATCGTTTATCAATACCAGATCGACACTCAGGAACCCGAGTTCAAGACGCAGATGAAGCAGTTAGTGTGGCGTGCTTGCGTGTGCGGCGTTGCTTACGTTCGCATGAATCTCCACCGAGAATATGAGAACGAGCTTACCACATCCGAGACCCGTGTCAACATCGAAGACCGTCTCAAAGAAGCTCAAGGTATCTTGGAGAAAGTACAAAAAGGAGACATGCAGGATTCGAACCCTGCGTACGAACGGCTCCGCATTCTGGTTGAAAGTCTTGAGCATGAGTCTAAGACGTACGATGGGGAGCTTAAAGAACGACTCGTGTTCGACTTTCCGAACTCAACTGCTATTATCCCGGATTCTCACTGTCGATCGTTGAAGGATTTCACGGGATGTCATCGTCTGGCTGAGGCGTTCATTTATCCTATTGATTATGTCAACTCTTTCTTCGGTGTTGACATTAAGGCGGCAGCAGGCGTCGTTCACTATAACAAATCGGGTCAGGAGTATTCCGCGAAGTCGAATCCCGAGGTCACGAAGGAGAAGGTTCACATCAAGCTATATGAGATTTGGGACCGAGACAGCAAGACTTCGTGCATCGTCTGTGATGGTTGGGATCGTTACGTTCGTAAGCCTGAGCCTATTGATCCTTGCACTCGTCGGTTTTGGCCTTTGTTTGCTCTTACTTTCAATCATGTGGAGACTGAAGGAGAGTGCGATGCGAGTCCTTTTCCACCGTCGGACGTTGACCTCGTAAGGTCCGCCCAGATAGAGTGGAATCGCTCTCGTCAAGAGTTGGCGAAGCATCGACGGGCGAATAAACCGCAGTATGTGGTCCAGAAAGGTGCCTTGTCGAATGATGACAAAGACTCAATCGCCCAAGCTGAGAGTAACGAAGTCATCGAGGTTAACTCCATCGATGCCGACGTTTCCAAAATAATCCAACCCTTAGTTAAGATACCTATCCAGCCCGAGCTTTATGACACGTCTCCTCACAAGGAAGATTCTCTGGTCACGACGGGTACTCAAGAAGCAAACTTGGGGCCTGCACAACCAAACGTTACAGCAACAGTTGGAACAATTGCAGAACAGTCTCGCAACACCGTATCAGCCTCCAACGTTGACGATCTCGATGACCTTTTGTCAGCAATGGCAGAAGCTGGTGGTGAAATGATTTTCCGTGGTTTCGATAGGGAGACGATAACGAAAATCGCAGGTGATGGTGCAGTGTGGCCGATGTCTAACATCGAGGACTTTACCGATGAACTCTATCTACAGATTCAAGCAGCATCGTCCGGTCGTCCTAATAAGGCGATTGACTCCGCCAATATGGAACGTCTCGGGCCGCTTATTATGCAAGCGGCGCAAATGCCACCACAGTTGCAAAAGTCTATACAGGCTATTATAAGGGAGGTCGTGAAACGACTGGATGACCAACTCGATCCGAATGAGTTCTTCCCCGACCCGATGCCTATAATGAGTTTAATGCAGTCACAACAAACGGCACAACCGACCGGTCCATCTCCATTACAACCATTGCAAGAAAACCAGAGCGGAGTGTCTGTCCCGTTGGTGGCTGCATGATTTCACGGCGTACCTCCTATGGTTGACTCAGTCATTAAACCGGGCAGGGCCATTAACGCCGTGTTTATGGTTGGAGTGTCTTTGCTTCGTGAGGGGCAAAGCGGTTCTTCATGGTTGACCGACTTGAGCACTCCAACCGCCAAATTTAGTCCGGCAATGAGAACAAATAGCAAAAATAAACATATCGGTTCAAATGCGCCACATTTGAATGAGGAGTGTTGACTCAGTATGCAACAGAAACTCATTCGCCCGCCTGTCGCGGGGCCGTGTATACGGACGGCGAAAGCCGTGACCGGACTATAAAATTTATGGATAAAACCGTAGAACAGAGCGAAAAACAAGACGGGAAGTCGCTCGATCCCGTCGAGAAGGCCACACTCGATAACGGCCAAACACCCGCCGACAAGGGCAGCGAAAAGCCCACGATGGAGGACGCTCTTAAGGAGCGTTTTAATGAACTCCATCCCGAGTCCTCGCAAGACGAAGTTGACGAGAAAGAAGAAAAGGCTCCTGAGTCGGATTCAAAAATTGAATCTGACAAGAAGGAGGAAGAGAAAGTCGACAAGGAAAAGGAACCCCCTGTCGATGAGAAAGATGGTGAAGACGAAGAACCGAAAGGACCCGTTCCGTTGGAACGCTTCCAAGAGGTCACGTCGGAGAATCGGGAACTCAAAGCGAAGGTTGCATCGTACGAGCCTGCTATAGAGGCACATCAGTCGGTTGTGCAGTTCTGTCAACAGAACGGCTTGACGTCAGATGACTTCACTCAGGCGTTGCAGATGGCGGCTTTGTTAAAGCAAGACCCTGCGAAGTTTGCCGAGGCGATTGAACCAATGCTAGAAGGTATTGGTGTCTATCGTGGAGACAAACTCCCGGAGGACTTGCAAAAGAAGGTCGACGAAGGCACGATGGAACTTGTGGATGCCAAGGAAATGGCCTCGTTGAGGGCGCAGAAGCAGTTTGGTGAGAGTAAAGTGAAGCTCACTCAACAGCAGGTGGCCCAACGAGAAGCGGCTCAGTTGCAACAACAGACCGCTAAAGCCATGTCTGACTGGCGCTCAGGTAAGCAGAAAGAGTACCCTGACTTCAAACGAAAAGCCGATGGCAAACCTGATGGTTTCTTTGAGCAAGTGGATGACAAGATATCCGCACTCATGCAACAACAGAACGCCGATGGCTCGTGGAAGTATCCGATTCGTGGACCGCAGGACGCTGTGAACCTAATGGAAACAGCCTTTAAAATGGTTAGTGAGACCATCAAAGGCTACAAACCCCGTAAGGCTCCGTCAAAACATCTTTCTTCGAATGGTTCCGCAACAACTTCGTCAAACAAAGACCCGCTCAAGGCCAAGACGATGGAGGACGCTATACGTCTGAAATTCGAGGAACTTGGCGGGACGGTTTGACTTTTTAGGAAAAATGTAGTATGGCTCAATTCGGTGCAGCAACGGCTGCTGACCTTTCCAACATGGCATTGATATTCTATGTCCGTGAGGAAATGAAGTCACAGACCACGCAGAACAAACCACTCCTCCAGTGTTTGGAGGATTACGAACGAAAGTTCTCATCGGGCAATTTGCAGATTAGCGAACCTGTGCAGGTTGCATTCATCTCTGATACGGCGGCTAACTTCCAAGGTTACTCGGCAGACGACTCCTTGAACTTCGCAACAGCGGCAAACAGCTTGAGAGCTGTTTATAACTGGAAAGAAGTTCAAATGTCTCTCGCCATCAACTGGACAGAGTTGAAGGTCGACGGCATTACAATCGCAGATCATCAGAAAACGTCTGAACACGTCGGGGACGGCTTGACGAGGCTCACGTCCATCCTCAAGAACAGGATGAGCGACTTTGGTGAATCGTACAAGCGTGCGAAAAACCAAATGTTGTGGCAGGACGGCACACAAGACTCGAAGCAGGTGCCGGGTATCACGTCACTCATCACGGATACGAACACAACCGGCTCGACCGGGGGCTTGAGTCGTGTGACGTATCCTGCGTGGAGGAACCGAGCGAATCTGGCAGTTCCTTATAGCCCTGCCAATGGGTCGTTGATTCAGTATTTGAACGACGAACTTATCCAACTCATGCGCTTTGGCGGACAGCCGAACAAAGCGTTGTGTGGCTCGGATTGGCTCTCAGCGTTACGAGCAGAACTCGTGGCTAAGGGCTTCTTCACTCAAACCGGATTCTCCGGGAAGAAAGCCACGAATCTCGGCATTGCCGGGTTGCATATCGATGGCTTAGGTGACTTCGAATATGATCCCACCCTCGACTCGCTTGGTATGTCCAAGCGTTGTTACATCCTCGATCTCAAAACCGTGGAACAACGCCCGATGGAAGGTGAAGCCATGAAGGTTCTCAAACCGGAACGGCCTTACAACTACCTGGTGTTCCTCCACACTGTCACGGACACCCTCGGGTTGACCGTCAAACAACTCAACGCAAACGCGGTTTATAGCTTGTCATAATGAAAAGACTCATTATATCAATTGGGTTTACAGTGCTCTTGGCTGTGAACGGAATGGCACAAAGTGCCGCAACTCGCTTTGAGTTTC